CGACAACACCCCAGCAATCCGGTCGTCGTAGCGTTCTATAAGTGCGCTTACCATAGCACCCTCGACTATCGTGGTGTCGGGTCGCGATGCTACATCCTCTTTGGTTCCGGTTCATCCGGCTTAGGGATGGTCACATCATAGACCAAATTGAGCGTGAGGCTAATTGGAAAAGGGAAAAAAGAGTCCAGTGGAATAGGCACGGGTTGGTCTGTCGGACCGGCACCTTGGAGCGTGTTCTCGAGATCGGTTCCTGCGGCACTGACAGTCGCTGAGGAGCCATCACTGTAATCCGTCAAGGCCTGTGCACTTGAGACGATCAGCAGGTCATAGAGAGGCCAAGTGAAAGGCGATTTCCACGACTCAATGCCCCCGTACACATTCGCCGACACCGATACGAGTGCTGGAGCAGCCATGTCGATTGAAGAGCCCAGTGGATCGACAAAATTTAGGGTTACAGAATCAACGCCCACAAAAAGCGGATTGTTGGGATCGCCGTATGAGGCGGTCACCGAACCTTCAAGTCCAACGGTCAGCATGATATTCTCCTGGGCTTGTGCAGTTCGGCACGGCGGCCGCTTTGTTTCGCCGAGTATTCATCCAATAGCTCGCCTGAGCTAGTGTCGCGTTTGGGAAATCTAGGATTGTCGAGAACTGCGTGTTACGAAGCTTTCAGAATTGTGACTGGGCATTGATCGCAATGCAAGCAGAACTCCCCATCGGGGCGATTCGATTCTTGATCGCGTCTGGTGCATCTTAAGGTAGCGCCCAGCATGCATTCCTTGTGCTGTTCAAGGCCGAGGCTGGCCCATGCCCGACGCCAGCGCCTGAAAGCTGACCGGACAGAATGCCGGATGGATCGCCCCGGACTCGGCCGCGATCCCGTCCGACCGGCTCGCGTCCTGATAGAGGAACTGCGCGATCGCCAGCGCCGGCATTGGCAACCCGAGGGCCACCGTCACCACGCTAGGCAGGCTGGCGCCGCGCACCGTCAGGTCCTGCACCACGGCGGACCGCAGCGCCTTCAAGGCGAGATAACTCGCATCCTCCCCGGCATCGCCTGCGGCGGTGATTTCTGTGTCCAGAGCGGCGGCGAGCGACAGGCGCAGCGCGGCGGCATCGTTGTAGCTGATCGGCTGATAGGACGCTGACGCCCGCGCCAGGCTGACCAGCGCGACACGCCGGCATGCCGTCGCCATCGCATCGCGCATCGCCGCCATCGCCGCGCCGATGCCAACCGATCCGCCGGCGCCGTCCTCGAAGGTGAACCCGGCCAGCGCGAGCAGCACCCGCACCTGGTCGGCGGGATCGGTGATGCCGGCACGCATCGCCTCGACCAGCGTCGCCAGAGCGTCGATCATGTCGGTGCTGGCCGAATACGTTGCAGCGGCCGTCTCGGCGCCCGTGGCCGCCAGAGCCAGCGCGGCCCGCTGATTGGCAAGCTGCGCCTGAAGCGAGGCGACCGTCGTGCCGATCGGCAGGCTCACCGTCGCCGATCCCGAACCATACCGGCCATAGCTCGTGTTAGCATCCGGCGGCGGGAGTGCCGCCGCCATGCCGACGATCGCCGTCGGGTTGGCCCCACCGAGCGTGGTCGCGGCGGCGAATCTGGCTACCACGGAGGCGCCTTCGCCCGTCACGGCGGGGCCGATAGCGGCGGCCGGGATCGCCACGCCGCCCAGGTCGGTCCCAGCCGCCGTCAGCGCGCTATCGGCCGCAGCCAGCACGGCGATGGCCGTGGCGATGATCGCGGTTGGAAACACGGTGCCGCCCTGTTCGATAAACTCGAACGCGACCTCGATGACGCGCATCTTGTCGCGATGCACGGCGGTCCCCGAGGAAACCAGCGCGACCTTCACCGCGCCGATCGTCGGATGGATCAGCAGTCCCGGACCGGCCGTCTCGACCGCGTTGTCGAGCAGAAGCTGCATCGCGGGCGCCAAATCGCCGATCAGATAACCCGAAAACGAGTAGGTCCGCAGCGCCCAGCCCATGTCCTCGGCCCAGCCGCCGTCGCGGAACGGGTATTCGTGGATCGCCAGCCGCCGGCCTTTCTTGACCTGGGCCGCAATGACCTTGAACGGCACACCGCGAAACGACGCGGTTTGCAGCAGGCCCATGAAGCCGGCGATGCTGGTCGGCGGCGCGAAGCCCGTGACGTTGGTGAAGCCGCTCATCGCGCCATCGGCATGCTGGTTTCAATCCGGGGCGCGCCCGCGCTTGCCGCGCCCGAGGTGGTGACATGCGCCGTTGTCCCCGGCGGAGCGCCGCGCAAGGTCACGTCCACCTGGACGTTGCCGCCCGGGTGCTGCACGAACTGATCCGCCGCCTGACCGCGCCGGAATGCCTCGCCCGGACCGTCCGCCGGGCGTTCGAAGCCGGTAAACACCGCGCCCGATTGTCCGGCCGTGTTGACCAAGCGCAGCCGGTCCAGGACCGATTTTTCCGGGCCGTTCAGCTCATCCCAGGCGTAGTCGAGTTGCTGCTGTTCGGAGGGCGTATTGGTCCGATACCGCGCCCGCATCGCGGCCAACCGTTCGGCATGATCCTGAAACAACCCATAGGACGTGCCGTTGTCGCCGGAACGCGTCGGATCGAACCCGCTTTCCGCCGCGATGTTCGACAGGATGCCGGCTGTCTGTTCCTCGGTCAGGCCCTTGGAGCGGAAAAAGTCATGCGTGTGTTGCATTGTCGCCGCGGCGGCGGAGGGCGGACGCGGAACGGTTATCGCCGGCGCGGACGAACCGCCCCGGAGCCAACGTCCCAGACGTTCATACCAGGGCGGCTGATAATCATCGGACGACAGCGGAGGCGCGGTCCCACTAAAGGGCGTGTCGATGCCGCCGGGCGTGGCCATCGAATGGTTCCCCGGCGCCGGGGGAAGTTGGTTTCCCAGATAGGCGGCGCCCCCGGCAACCGCCAGCAACTCGGTGGGACCAAGAAGACCGAGCGCACGCAGTATCCAAACCGCCGGCCGAACAGCAGCCATCGCTCCCACGGCAGCGGCGAAGGCGGTCGCGTTCTTCCCATAGGAATCAGCCAGACCTTGGTTGTTTTCGATCCAGTGCGACGTGGTATCGAGCACTTTCGTCGCCGTGCCGGACCAGCTATCGACGATGCGGTTGCCGACGCCTTCGATCGCCAGGCCCAACTCGGCCCACGAAGTGTTCATCTTTTTGGCATTCTGCGCCATCTCGCCGGTCATAACCCCGCCGGTCTGCAATGCTTTGGCGCGGAATTCCTCCAGGCCCTTCCGGCCATTTTGCAGCAGCGGCAACAGGTCTTCGGAGATGCCGAGTTGCTGTAGGATGCGAATCTGCGCGTGCGGATTTTTCTGCCGTGCTACCGCGTCGGCGACATCGCCGATCGCGTCCTCGGCGGTGCGGGCTTCCTTGCCCACGCCATGAAACTGGATGCCGAGTTGATTAAGCAACGCGACCTTGGCACCCGGCCGGCTCCAATTGGCGTCCGATAGCGTGTCGCCGAGACCTTTGAGGCTGGTGTCCATCGCGTCAGCCGAACTGCCCGCCAGCCGGGCGGCGCCGTGCAGCGCGCTGAGTTTGTCCATTGGCATGTTCAAGGCGTTGGCCGTCTTGCCGATCTGGTTGCCCGCCTCGGCCCATCGGCGACTGAGTTCGACCACCCCACCGATACTGGCCAGCGATGTGATCGCGGCCATCGGCGACGCCATGCGCTCGATAGCCCCAGCGGCACCGAGGGTGCGATCACCAAGCGTCTGCATGCCCTCGGCGGCCCGGTTGATGCCACTGACCTCGCCGAACTTCGCCAGGCTCTTGTTGAACTTTTCGGCGGGCGCGGACATTGCAGCGATGCGCCTGTTGATCGCATCGAGGCCCGCGCTGGCTCCGTCCTGAATGCCGATGCCGATGGCGAACCCGGACGATTTACCTGCCACGTTCGCGCTCCATGATGCCTGGTATCAGGCTGGCCCAGCGCAACAGCGCCGGTAGTGACAGCGACAGCGCCCAGCGAAGCCCGTCGCCGTAAAAGCGCCCGACGCGCGCGACGAGGATTTCCAGTTCACCCGATCGGGCGAGCGCGATCAGGAAGCCGGCGGGTTCGCGGCCTCTGCCGGCGCCTGTTGCGCGGCGCGGCGTGCTGTCCGCCAGGACTCCAAAGGGTCGGGGGCCGGCGCGCCTGCGAACTCCTCAGTGTAATCGGAAATCTGCTGGATCAACCACGAAGGCAGCTTCTTCAGCACTTCGTAAGGCACATGCTCGGCCGAAGCGGATTCGATCAGGCGCAAGGTTATGTCCATGCCGGATGCGCCGCACACAGCCGTCGCTTTCAGGATGTCCTCGGCGGTCGGAGCGCCGATTGTCACGGTCGCGTAGGACAGGCCGCCTTGCGTCAGTGGCTTGGGGAATGTCCAGGTCACCGGCTCCGGGATTGGAATCCAAGGGCTCATGACGGGCCTCCGATTTCCTGAATGGTTCCGGCGACGCCCTCGAACCGGAAATCGAACCCGGCATCGGCGCCCGACACGCCCGGCCGGCCGACATACCAGAGGTTATGACCGACAACCTGCTTGCCGTTAGCCAGTGTCACCACGACGGTCGCGTTGTTGAGTGTGGTGAACCCGGTGACATTGACAGCAGCCGAGTCACGGAATTTCCCCGAAATGAACGGTGCGACGGGCTTTTGTGCGTAACCATCGACGCCAGACAGGCTGGTCATCGTTTCGTTTTCCGTCACCGCCGGGTCCCAGGTGAACTCGATTACCGGGAACGCGCTGCCGTTGACGCTGAAGGCCGTGATACCGGCCAGCCGCCGGTTGGTCGGCGTGCTCGCCGCCAAAGTGCCTGACATGGATTTTCCTCTATGTGGACTGCTGGAATTGGACGAGGATGCCGACGTTGATGACCTGATCGCTGAAATCGATAGGCAGATACATCAGAACCTGCCCCTTGGTGCTGGTCGTCGCGGATGCGTTCTGAGCGAATTTCTGCACGTTTTGAACAATGAAGATGCTGCACAGATACGCGTACACCGCGATCACGGCACCGAGCATCGCGTTGGGCGTGGTGGCGGGTGAGCCAGGTCCGATCGGCGTGCCATTGCTCACCAGGATCTTGCCCGGAACGATGAACTGGCTGGTGATTTGGGCTTGGATGTAGCGGGCGGCATACATCGCCTGGAACATCAGGTTTGTGTTCAGATATGAGTTGTCGGGTTGCCCGGATGCGTTCGACTGATAGGTGGTGATCGACCGGTCGATCCGGCACACGCCGGTATTGTCCACCGTGAAAGTGCTGATCCCATCGAACAACAATGTGTTGCGCTCGCCCGGCGTATCCTGCGAGGCGATTGGCGGCGGCAGCATATTGAGCGCCTGCGTAAACACGCCTTGGGCGGGATTGACCCGCAGCCGAATCACATGCGCCGCGCACCAGTCGGCCGCTTCCAGCCAGGCCGGGGTTGGGCTGTCGTAGAAGCCCAGGATGGTGGCGTGCTGGTCGTTACGGCCGGTGCCGAATGTGGTCCGATTGCTGAACGTCCCGCGATAGGCCGCGAACACATGCCCATACTGCATGTTTTCGGCGGCCCAGCGGCCCAAAGAGTCGGACAGGAACGTCTGCAACGCCGTCAGGCTGGTCGTGTCGGTGTAGGGTAGCGCGATAAAGTCAAAGAGCTGCACACCCAGGTTTGACAGCAGCGTTGTCAGCACTGGGGCGCCCGTGCCACTGGTGAGTGGGGTGACCGTGACGCCGACGCTGGCAGGTGTGACCTCGCCGTTCTGGGCGCCGTGATAGTTGAACCTGATGTCGATATCGTTCAGGGCGAGGCCCTTATGGCGCGCGGTCAAATCGACCTGGAAGGCATTTGTGCCATCCACCGCGGCCGAACACGCGACGCCGGACGCACCGGTGATCGCCGCGGCAACGTTGGCGGCTATGATCGTCGCCGTGTCACCGAGATTCACCGCTACCGGAATCGAGACGCCCATCAGATACAGCGCCAGCGTGCCGGCAGCGGTCGCGGGTCCGGTGAAGCTGATGCTGCCGGCCGCGTAGGTGCCGCCAATCGGATCGGAGACCGGTCCGATCCAAACCTCGCCGAACGGATCCATTGCTCGGTAGGCGGCATACGCCAGGGCCAGCATGGAATTGAGCCCGCACAGGCCATTCACCTGGGCCTGGCTATAGGCCTGGACCGCAATATTGAGCGTTGCCGTCCCAGAACCGGTGATCTGGCCGATCAACAACGCGCGCTGATTTTGCGTCGCGGTGTTGGCCTGGCTGTTGTCGAACTCGGCGTTGACGCCGGACGGGCGCCAGGCCGTCGAGGGGAAGTATTTGAACGCGAGCGTTCCGCTCATGCCTGTATCTCCTCATGTGCCGTTTGCTCGGCGAGGGCGACAGCGGGGGCAGGGGGCATTGGCTCGGCCGATGTCCCGGCCGCGATGACATCGCCATCGCGCAGGCGCCGGTTCCAGAATTGGGTTTCGGGCACGTTCTCACCCAACGGGGGCAGAAGCCGGCCGTTCGGTGCGCGCACGACAAGAGGGCGGGCGCGGTCATCCTGCCGCGGCCCGGGTTTCACGAACATTTTGACCTCGATTGGAGCCGATTGTTACGGCGTTGCGCTGACGGGAATCCCGTATGTCGTCGCGGCAAGCGGTAGATTTTGGAACCACGACGTCCCGAGTTGATTACCGATGTCCCACCCGGCCGGCGGTGTCAGGGTCGAGAGGTTGTCGGTGACGGCATTTGTCGTGCCGACCAACCCACGCCCGATCGCCGAGGCGCCGCCGTTGTTGCCGATGTTCATTCCGCCATAAGGATAGAACAGCAGTAGTGACCCGACGGCGTGCGCCGGCGCCGAGGCGAATGTGACCTGGATCTTGGTCGAGCTGACATAGACGCAGGACGTGGCCATGATCAGCGTGCCAGGTGAAGCGACCGAACCGCCATCCATCAACGACCAGCCGAACCCATTCGCCGCCTGTTGCGGGATGATCAGATCATCCCCGGCGTCGTGCGTGACCGTTACGATATGGACCGTCGATGACTGCTGATAGACGTGGCTGATTACCGGGCCGCCAACCGCCGGCACGCCGAGGGGAAACGCCGTGATGGTGTCGCCGCCCGATGATGCCTGGATCGCCCTTGCCGCCACGATCGCAGCCCGCTGTCCGAACCTCACATTGTCGGCTGCGGAACGATGGATCGCGTCGGTGTCGGCATCCGTCCAGGTCCCGTCCGCGTTGCCGGTGGCGCTGCGCGAGATGCTGTCAGAGGTCTGCGGCAGCGCGATCCAGGCGTTCTGTCCGGTCGCCTGCGTCATGTCGAAAACCGCCTCGCGGATCATCTGGTTGCCGGGTTCGGGTGTGAAGTATTGGAACGGAATCGCGTTCCACAGCAGCAATGGCAGGGCACCGGCCGACTTGTCGACCCAACCGCGCATCAGCGCGATGTACCGCAGTTGTGCCGCCTCGAAGGTAGCCTTTTCGCTGTAGGGCTTGCCGCTATCGCTTTCGGACCACGGCCAAAAGATCGCGGCGCAGTCGGCCAGTTCAGCAGCGGGCAGGCCCGTGACGTAGGTTTCTGCCGCTGTCCCGTCGGCTCCCAGCGCCCAGGTTGACGGTGAAGATCCGTTGTTCGGATCAGTGAGGAAGGAACCTGTAAAATAATCCGCGGCGGAAACGTTCCGGTGATCGTGGTGCCAGTCCCCACGCCGTTGGTGTTCGTTCCGAAGACGTTGAACTGGTAGGTCTGGCCGGAGATCAGGCTGGCGACCGTGTAGGCGGTCGAGGATGCCGTTGCGGTGGCGGTCTGCCAGATGCTCGACCCGTTGATGCGGTACTGGACTGTATAGGCCGTCGCCGCCGCGTGCGATCCACTCACCGTGGGCGCCGTCCATGTCAGCGGCACGGTGTTGCCGGTCACCGTTCCGGCGGCGAGCAAGGTGACGACGTCCGGCACCCCGGACGCGCTGCCTGCCGATGTTGTCGCGACAGGCGACTGCCCATAATCGACATAGGCGCTCGCCACGCCACCCGTGTTGTTTGCCGCCACCTCCACGTCGTATCGCGTGCTGGCTGCCAAGCCGGTGATCGTGGCTCCCGTCGTGGTGGGGTTGGTCCCCAACGCTGTCCAGGAAGATCCAGAGCCGTACACCCGGTATTGCACCTGGTAGTACGTCGCCGTTCCGCCGGTCGCCGGCGCTGTCCACTAGAACGCGAGGGAGGAAGACGTGACTGTGCCCAGAGTCAGCCCCGTGATCGGTCCTGGCGCGGCCACGCCACCGCCGCTCGATGCCGCTCCGACGCTGGCAAGCACCACGCTACCCGCGCTCGACGTGAACGCGAGCAGCTTGGCATAGGCATTGGCGGCAGACAGGCCGGTGCCGCCGTTGGTCGCAATGATCCCGGCGCCCCATACGACAGTTCCGGACCCGGAGGTGACGACCTCACACTCGAATCCGCTGCCCATCAGCAGGAAGTTCGGCGTCAGTGTCACCCCGGCAGCGGTCACCACCAAAATTTGCCCATTGTAGGTTGCATCCAGCGTCTTGTTCGCCGTGATCTCCTGCACCGGAACTTTGTAATTTGGCAGCTTGGCTTGCAAATATGTCCACACGGCCGACAAGGTCTGTCGGGTCAGAACGTTGGTGCCTTGCCCGACCATGAACGTGTCGGTGTCGGAAGCCGCCGCGGCCGCCGCCAGCAGATCGATCGTCTCGCCTCCGAATAAGGTGGCTACTGTCACGGCGACGGTGGTGCCGCTCTGCCCGATCGGCACGGTGTCGGACGAGACCACCGAGGTGACCAACTCCAGCGCTGAAACTGACAGCGCCACCGAGGCCGTTGTCTCGGCCTCCGCAGCCGTAGCTTGTGCCGCGACAGAATTCGAAAGTGCGGTCGCGGCGTTCGCGGTCGCCACCGATGCGGCGGTCGAAGCCGATGTCGCCAGCGTCCGAATGGCGGCAACATCGGCCGCCAGCGCCGCGTTCCCGGTCGCGATGGTCATTGCCAGAGACTCCCGTCATCCCAGTCGAATTCATCCCAGACGGCGGCAGGCTCCAGTGTGGTTGCTCCTGCGACGATTGGCGTCGCAAGGTTGACGGGATGGTCCGGCTGTATTGTCTCGGTCACGTTGGTCAACGGATCGCCGCTGGGCTGAAATCCGTCGCCATCGGTGATCGTCGCGTCGAAGCTCATTCGGTACATCCAAAACAACCGGGCGCGGTCGAACGACAGCAACTCACCGCCGGCATAATACAGCCCGCGCGCGCCCCGGTTCGGGTCGATCAGCCAGTTCAACAGTGCACCGAACAGCGCGTATTTCATCGCCTCGGCTTGGCTCACGCCGCCCTGACCACGCCGGTCGGCCGTCGCGTCGAATTCGACGATGATACCGACGGTTTCGGTCACGACCTGGGTGTTGCCGTCCAGCAGTTCGTTGCCCGCGCCGGCATCGTCCTCCAAGGGAATGACAACCGCCGCCGGATTGGCGAACTTGCCGGTTGATGGGTCTGTGATGGCAATGACCGACTCAACGCCGGTCTCGAAATCGGCCGCACCGCCAATGCGGCCGCCCAGCGCCGGACAATATTGCCGGAGCTGCTGAATCACGAGTGAGATGTCCATCAGAGCCTAAAAAATGCTTATAAAATACAATGAAGGCAGTGCGTAACGATCGACCTAACTATCCGATCCGCGCTTTGTTTATGTCGTCGTGTTCGTCCTTGGCCGTTGTCTCTCCCGTGTCGAAAGCTTCCTGGACAAGGCCTTCGATAAGGGTCACCTCGTCATCGGTAAGGGCCGCGAACTCGTCCTGGCGCCGTCTCTTGGATAAGATCCCGCCGTTCTGCCTCAAGAACGTGATCAGGAGAGACACCTTTGAGTCCGGCATTTCGAACCGGCTGAGAATCTCCGATTTGGCCTGGTCGTGTGCCCGCAAGTGAGCGATTTCCATCGGCAGATCTTCGTCGATGGTGCGGGCGACGCAGGTGTAAAGAAATTCGGTGAACTTCGTGGCGTCGAACAGCGCATAGAGGTCGCGCGTGTCGTTAAGCACCGCGACATTCAACCTCGAGGAGGTGGTCCATTCGATGTGGTCCATTAACGGACCCGAGTGCGCCTTGAGGACCTGGGCGTATTCATCAATGACCGCCAAAATCGCCGTTGACACTGGAAACAGAACGTCTGGCGGAGAGAAGCCCCGCTCAGCAAGAACATGATGGATCAGGAACCTGTGTAGGCGTCCGTTTCCGTCCTCGAAGGGATGCGCCATCACGAAGCCGAAGGAGATCGCCGCGGCCTGGAGTACTGGCGGCATCTGCCCCTCTGACATCCTGATGTTCGCCGCGAGAAGTCCCGACATCAGTCGTGCCAAGTCCGTTGGACGCGCGCCTATGAATTCGGGGATGGGCGTGCCGTCCGGCGCTCTGTCGCCGAGAAACACCGCATCGGTTCGAATGCCCGGTTCGATAAGACGGGCACCCTCGATAATGACCGATTGAAGGCGTTCCAATTCAGCGACGGACAGCGTCTGGTGCCCGGCTTGCATGACAGCCCGCCCCCACCGCTCAATCCGGTTCCTGGGTGCCCGGTCGCCTTCGATCTGAAAACTGGCCTGGCTATCGGCCAGCAGAAGAAAACTGGCGGCCCGTGACAGCACCCGCCGGTCCACCCGACCGGTAATCTGGCGAGCCGCATCGTCCAGGTTGCGGCCAATGAAGGTGTCGAGGGAAGCCGTGCGGCGGATGATTGGACAGAAATCCGGAACGCCCGGAAGGTTGTTCCGGACCCGATGCCGCGGCGAGTTCACCGATTTTACGGTGTAGTAATTGGTCGGTTCGAGGGCTTCGATGTAGTTGCCGCGCTTCAGATCGGGGACTTCCAGATGTCTGCCAGTCAGCCACTCGAACAGGAACCACGCGCGCCGGGTCCAAATGCCGCTCGGTTCGGCTGCCACGATCCGCGTGAAGTCAGCGATCTCAATCTTGTCAAAGCACCTTTTCAGGACCAAAAGGTCCAACGGTTCGTGCCGTAACGCGAATGTAAGGTGTCCGGCGATCGTCGGTTCTGGCCTGTAGCGCTTCTCGAAGATTGCCCAATCGGAGGTCTCCCGGCGTGCCACAGCGGAGAACTTCGATCGAATGCAGGCTGCCGAGCGAAGCGGGGCATCTACGCCGTAGGCATGGACCAGCGCGGCGTATCCGGCGATCTCGGCGCCTTCTGGAACCTCTCGCTCGCGGAACACGCGTGGTGTGTTGAAAATGGGGTCCATTACTGAAAATCTCTTACGGTCACCGAATTTTCCATATTTTAGGTGCTAAAAACCGAAAAATCAATACGGCGTTCACGGCAAGGCCCGCGCCAATCCTGGGCAGGCTACTTCATCCCGCGCTGGAACTTCAGCCCGCTCATGACTGCCGCGCGCACCCGGTCGGCGAGACCGTTCGCCACCGCCTGGTCCAGCGCCGGTTCCATGAAGGGATGCGGCGCCAGGATGCGAGTCTTCGACACCGCCGACGCCTTCATACGGTTCGTGCCGCGTAGCACCTTGCCGTTTCGGCCGATCTCAAACGCCATCAGCATGTTCGCCCGCTTGTGTGTATTGCCGCCACCGCCCTTCGCGCCTTTTTCCAGGAATAGCGCATAGAACGCCCCGTCCTTGCCGGCGGCGACATCCCGGATCACGACGCCCTCGCCGTCTCGGCGAAGCTTGACCTTGATACCCCGCGCCAGGTTCCCGGTGCGGCTGACCGGCGGTTGCCCGGCCGCTGATTTACGTTTCGCCGCCCGTTTCCGGGTCGCGCCGCCAGCCCGGATCATCGCCCGAGCCCGGGCCGCGACCTCGTTGCCGGCGCCGCGTATGACCGCGCGCACCTGATCCTTTCCGGCGACGATCGTGTAGCCGGGCGGCACCGTTATGGTCAGACGGACTGCCATCAGGTTCGTTGCTCCAACTCGCACTCCATCCGCAAGAACCGCTGCCGTCCGTCGATCGACATCACCCGGCGCACACGGAATCGCTCAATCATGTCGCTTTGGTCCGGCCGCTTCGTGGTGCGGAAAATGACATGTGTCGTGTCGATCCAATCGAGCCACCGGATCACGATCCGATGCGTCACGGGCGTATCGACCTGTTCGGCGGCATAGAACGTCATCGGCCCGATCGGCTGCACATCGGCACGCACGGTCTGCGTCCTGGCGATCGTTTCGAGAATGCCGGCGCTGTCCGGGTCCGCCGCCTGCTCGCGTGTTGCGATTACGACCTGCCAGCGCAGCGCGCCGATCCGCACCGCGTTCGGATCTGGCCCCGGGTCCGGCTGAAGCGCCATCCGCTACCCGCCGAGGAACTGCAACCGGTGCCGATCCAGGAGCCACTGTGCCGCCTCCGGCATCGTGCCGCCCGCGTCGCCCCGGTGCTCATACAGAAACGCTGTTGTCATCATGATCGCCTGGATGATCGTCGCCGGGACGTCCGTTGCCGCGCCATAGCCGGCGACCATCGTGACCTGCAGGTGCTGCAATCTGGTGTCGCGGAACGACAAGCCACCGCCCAGCACCGTCTCCCGGCCGATCAGCAGCGTGGCTGGCTCCAACGCCAGGTCGAGGAGGTAGCCGAGGATCACCGCCGGCGGTGCCAACGGCAACGCGGCGGGCAGAACCGTCGTGCTGTTGCCCCACGCATCCAGCGTCACGACCGAGGCGATCGACTGCACTGGCGCGCGCGGCAATTCCAGCGGCCCCGGCAGCCTGTTGTGTTCGGAACGCTGCCCGGATGACGGCCGCACCGTCCAAAGCAGCGTCTGGGTCAGCAGCGCGCGGCTAAGGTAGCCCTCGGCCATGATCCGAGCCGCCGTCAGGTAGCCCGCCAGCAGGTCGTCGTCCGCGTTGCTGTCGATCCGGCAGTGCTGTTTGACCTGCTCTACCGTCACTGGCTCCCCGGCCGGCGGGGTTGTCACTTGCAGAGTGGTGCGCATCGTTCAATCTTTCCTTGCGCCCGGGCGCCGCCATATCGCGCGTCATGTAGTCGTTATGTCCGATCATGTTGCTACCTCATTAATTTGCTGCGGCGTGCCCCGCGACGATCACGCCCGGGCCGCGTTGAAGGCGGTAGCGGGCGCGCGCATAAACCAGACTAGGCGTTCTCTAATGGAGAATTTCTTGCTTGATCAGGCAGTAAATTCTCTATAAGAGAATATCCATGCCATTGATCCTCATCCCGGCCGCGATGAAGCAACTGAAGGCCATGCCGAAGGCCGATGCCAGCCGTATTCTTGAGGCGCTCGAACAGGTTGCCGCCGACCTGAACACCCGTTTTTCTTTCGTCACCGAGATGGTCGGCCAACCGGGAACATGGCGGCTCCGCAAAGGCGACTGGCGCGCCGTTTACACGATCGAAGGCAATGATGTCGTTGTCACACGCATCGGAAACAGAAGGGACATCTACCGATGAACGCGATTAAACTGCTGGCCGAGACAGATGACACCGTGACGATCAGCCGAACCGATCTTGAAACCCTGATCCTGGCAGCGGAGGATGCGGAAGACATTGCCGCGGTCCGCGCGCGCCGCCGCCACGAAGAAAGCCTCGGGGGCTATGAGGTGGCGAAGGCCAACTACCTCACGGGCGACGAGGCCAAGCGCATGCTGGCAGGCGAAAGTCCGGTTCGTATCTGGCGCGAAAAGCGTGGGCTGACGCAACGCGCGCTTGCTCAGGCTGCCGGGATTCAAGCGGGCTATCTCAACGAAATAGAAAGTGGAAAGAAGCCCGGAAGTCTCGCGGCACATACCGCCCTGGCGGGTGCCTTGGGGGTTCCGCTGGATGACCTCGCTTGATCGGGAGGAAAGCCCTCGATGCCTAAATTAAAAGCATTCGAGCCTGGGCATGGATACACCAAAGAGGACTGGGATGCCGTTGATAGCCCGCCGCTCACCGAAGCCGAAATCGCTTCGATGCGCCCCTTTGCCGAGGCCTACCCCGAAATGGCGGCCGCCATCAAACGGGGCCGCGGCAAGCAAAAGGCGCCGACGAAAGAGCTCACAGCGATTCGGCTGGATCGCGCCACTCTGGATGCTTTCCGCGCAACCGGGCCAGGCTGGCAGAGCAGGATAGACGCGATCCTGAAGAAAGCGGCGGAGAATCTCCGGTAATCAAAGCATTTCGCTCCTGGTCACAAGGTTGATCACGGCACCCGCCGCCTGGTTGACCGGGGCCGCCGCCGTTCCGCTGCGCACTTGCACCATGTTGATCCCACGCCAAGCAGACGGGGGATCGGCGAGCGGGATGACGAATTGCCCGGCCCCGGCCGTGAAGGTCACCTCGTTCCCCGCACCGTCGTAAAGCTCCTGCCAAGTCGTTCCGCCGTCCGGGCTGACCTGAAACGTCAGCGCCGCCGGGGTCCAGACCGCCGGCATCGAAATGCCGACCAGCGTCAATGCACCCAACGGGGTCGGATCGGACAGCGCCTGTCCGGCTGCGATGGTCGCCGGATTGAGGGTGATGCCAACTGAAAACATGGCCCGCTCCGCTACTGGCGATTCATCCAGGCACGCACGTAATCAATCGTCAGGGTGGCAACCCCCGTACCGCTCGGTTTGTAGCACCCGAGATAGGGTTGCAGCACCGCCAGCGTGCCCGTCGCGGCGAAGTTCACCAGGCCCGTCGTGCTGACCTGCGCGCCGTCGATGAAGAACTTGACGTCCGCCAGGTTGGTCGCGTCGATCCGGTAGATGTGCCAGTCCGCGGTGCCCACAGTCACGCCGGTGGCGAACGACGTCGTGGTCACGCCGTCGAAAGCTTCGATCAGCACGGCGCCGTTTGCCGTTGCACCGAACCGCATGAAGCAGGTGTTGTTGTTCGGTCCATCGATCCAGACCGACGCGAGGCCCCAAACCGCCTGAACGCCCGCCGTGCTGGGTGTCACCGAAAGCAAAGTGCGGCACTCGAACGCGGCCTTTTTGGTCACGTCGAACGCCAGGTTGTCGCCGAAATAGAGGACCACGTCCTCTTTCTCGCTGCTCGCCGCTAAGGTGCAGGCGACCTGTCCGCCGATCGCGTTCGCCACGCCCGCCAGGGTCGGCGGCGCCGCACCAACGATCTTTGCTACGAAATCGGCGCCCGGTTCGGCGGAACCGACGGGAGGGATCGTCTCATACGCGGCACCGAGGAAATCCTCATAGAACAGGATCGGTGCCAGCGGTAGCATGTGCTCAAACGTCACGGTGTCGGAAAATTCTAACCGTCCCGCGACGAACTTGGATGTAGTGGTCATGGTACTATCCTGTCAGACGTAAGACGAAGGGGCCGACGCACCCTGATAGGCACCGAGAACGAATAGTTCGGCCGCCGTGATGTTGGCCACGTTCGATGCGCTGGTCTCAACCGCGATGGTGTGGAACCCGTTGACCAGGTCGAGGCACATGTCGGGCGTGATCTCGAAGACGACGATTTTGTCGGTCACGGTTGCCGGCGTCTGAAGGCTTGCCGCCGCCGCCTGCACCACCAGCGCGTCGCTGACCGCGGTTGCCGCGTTTAGCCAGATCGGCACGACGTTCAGCACCTTCGACCCGGTCCCGAGGACGTCCTGGCCTTGCAACAGGGTGAACGTCACCTGTGCGGCGTTGCCCTGATTGACCCGCGCCACGACATACGCCTTCAGCGCATTGGCCAGGTCACGGAAGGAACTGGTACGGCCCGCCGCGTCAGCAGCAGGCGGCAGCAACGAAACAGGGGGTATTTGATAGGGCAGTGAAAATTGCCGAGCCATGGTCTAAAATTCTCCTGGGCGTTGAAATGAACGGCTAGCGCGAGGCCAACGCGATGAACGGGCTTTTGGTGTTCTGGCCTTTGAATGGCGTCAGCGGCTGCGACCACATCGGCTTGCCGTCAACGCGATAGGTGATGCGGAACACCATTTCGTCGGTCAGAAACGCCGCGTGCATGCTGGTCGCCGCCTGCACACCGTTCTTATCCACCAACATGTATTGGCTGAAATCCGCGAGCATGATGTCGCCCGTGGTCCCGACGGTGGAGCTGTATTCGGTCCAAACCACCTCGCGGCCATACAGGGTCGAATACGGCGTTGCCGACAGCCCGCCCGGCGGCATGTAAACCAACTGCCCGCCCGTGCCGACCGACTGGTTCATCGCCATGAGCTGCGGCAACACGTCTTGATTGATGAACCACACCGCGTTTTTCATCGAGCGTGCCCAGCAGCGCGCCCACATGTTGTCGATGTTTTCCTTGACCAATGTGGCCGGCGCCTGACCGGTCTGTTTTGGCACGGTAATCAGGCATGGGCTTTTCAGCACGCCCAGCGGCATGCCGGCACCGGTGCCCTCGAAGATCGCGTCCTCGGTCATGAACATGACTTCTTCCGAGAACGCCTGGCTGGCGAGCGAGGTTAGCGCCGTCGAATCCTGCAATAGCTCATCAGTCGTGTACATCAGCGACATGAGCTTCTTCAGGTCGAACTCGACGATGCGGAATTTCGGTCGTGTCGGCGTGACGTTCGTGCCCTCGCCAACCCAGTTCGACGCCACACCACCCCAGCGGCTGCCAGTCGCCCGGCTGGTTTCGTCCACGCCCGGTATCTTGATGCCGTTGGCGTTGGCGCTGATCGGCAGTTTGTTGGTGCGGCTGAGGATCTCGCCCATGTCGTGCGCCAGCATGAAGATCGCCGCGGCGAAATCGACCTGCACCAGGAAGCCGCCGCCCGTCGGATCGACATCGCTGGCCCCGGTTGGCGCCCGCACCAGGCGCCGGTCCGTGTCGCTGCCCTTGCTGCTGTAGTGTTTGAAGATGGACTGAAGCTGATCGCCGAATGAGCGGTACTGGCTGTCGGCGGTGGGGGTGAAGTCCAGACCTTTTCGGGCGAGGCTGAGGTAATCGTCGAAGCCCTTCAGACGGCCGGGGCGGGGGTCCATCGCCCTGATCTGTGACAGGGTGCGCTTCGACGGGTTGATTTCAGCGATGTCACGCACGACGTCGCCGCCGCCCACGGGGCGGGCCAGACCGGCGGCGCGCTTTTCGGCACGCTCAAGGTCGCTGATCGTGCGTTCCAAATCCTCGATCTCGCGTTCCTTGGTGGCGAAGTCCTTGGTGCCGGCGAGGGGCGGCAATTCATCCACCGCCTTGCCGAGGGCTTGGCGAAGGGACAGCAGTGTACTCATGGTATTTTTGACGTCCTTTGAAATAATAGATCGGCGCACACAGCGGATGGGGGTTGGTGACAATGACCGCCGATGAAGATGAAGACCTGATTGACGCGCGCGACCACGAGGCCGCGATGCGGGCCATCGAGGCGGGTAGGGTTCAAACGCTGTCCGGTGACGATGTGGACGCCTATCTGGCAGCCCCCACGCCGCTGGCGTTTTGGCGCCAGCATCGTGGATTTACGCAAGCGGCCATGGCCGGATTGATCGGTGTATCCCAGCCCTATCTCGCTCAGCTTGAAGACGGCCAACGCGAGGGCTCAGTTTCGATCTATCGACGGCTGGCCCGGCAGTTGGGATTGAGCGTTGACGAACTGCTGCCCGACGAACCAGATTGTGGGCATCATGCCGACACAACGGAGGTCGTGATGAAGGCCGCCTACGAAACCGACATCGTCGCTTGGGCCAACGAGCAAGCCGCGCTGCTTCGCGCCGGTAAATTCTCACAGCTCGACATCGAGCATATCGCCGATGAGGTCGAAGACGTGGGCAAAAGCGAACAGCGTGAACTGGCCAATCGCATGGCCGTTCTTCTGGCGCACCTGCTGAAGTGGCAGGCGCAGCCGGAGCGGCGGGGTAAAAGCTGGCAGGGCACTTTGCGCGAACAGCGGCGGATGATCGACCGGCGGCTCGTGAAGACCCCAAGCCTGAAAGCCAGTCTCGCCGATCCCGAATGGTTACTGGACGCGTGGTCGGACGCAAAGGCGAAAGCCTTCGAAGAAACCAGCATCGAGGATTTTCCAGAGACCTGCCCGTGGTCGATGGATCAAATCCTCGACCCGGCTTTTTACCCTGTCTGACCCGCAATGAGCGCCCGTCATGACCGATAGCGATCAGACGGGCTTGTGGCCCCTCGCTTCAATGACAGAGGCCGAGGTTCACGCCGCCGCGCTCGCCGATCCGGATGCCCAACCCCTGACGGAAGAAAGCATGGCCCGCATGAGACCTGTGCCGCGCGCTAAAACGCTGCGCCGGGCGCTTGGACTGACACAGGAAGAATTCGCGGCGCGGTTTCAAATCCCCATCGTTACGCTATGTGATTGGGAGCAAGGACGGGCGGAACCGGATCAAACAGCCCGTGCCTATCTCAAAGTCATCGCGGTGGACCCTCCAGCCGTGCAGCGGGCTCTTGCGGCAACTCCACACCGGCCGCATTGATCGCGTAGCCGTTCAGCGTCACGCCGCGTTGTGCTTGGCCTTCAACGCGGCTGCCCGGCGCAGTTGCGCCGCTTTCTCTGCATCGGGGTCCGGGTCGGACGGTGGTACGCTCGCCGGATCGGCTTGGGGGGTGTCGTCCAGCGCATCAACTACACCGCCCAGCAGGTCCAGCGCCTTGTTGTGGTGGGTAACCGCCTCGGTGAGGAACGCCTTCGACGTGCGCAGTGATTTGTGTGCAAGTCGGATCGCGTCTTCATGCGCCAGCGGCAGATCGTCATCGCCGGTCGCGCCGTCGTCCTTGCGGCGTGGGAGCAGCCGCCGCAACAGTGCCGCCAGCGCCTTTGCATCATCCGCCTCTGGCTCGGCTTTGGAGCCGCCATGCACCGAGCATTCCGCCGGATCGGTCATGCCGCATTCGCCGTCCGGATCGCGTCCGCATTTTCCGATGGCAGCGGCGCCGGCCTCCGGAGCGTCTTCAGTCGCCCCATCGGCGCGCGCGCCTTTCGAACGCGAGCGGGGATTTCGTGCCATCGCTGGTTCCTTTGCAGCTTTCCGTAATCGTTCCAATTCGGCGCGCGGCAGGATCACCTTGCCACCACCATCGAGCGTTCTTTCCGCCCACTCCATCAGCGGACGCGTGTCGATCCCCTTCCGGCGAGCCTCGGCCAGCGCGTTGGGATTGGCGGGAACCGGGCACACGCTGATCTCCAGCAGGCTCTGTTCCAGAAAGTCGATTCCAAACGCCCGGTCGGCGTCATTTTCGGCGAAGCGATATTTGACCGGCATGAAACCGACGCTCACCGCGCGGATGAACTTGTCCAGCAACAGGCGGTAGATCGTTTCCGCGAACGCGTAGGTCTCCGGGCGCGCGAATTCGATGTCGCCCATCAGCCGCTGGCCTTCGACGGCCACGTTCCGCGCGCCCCCGATCGGCGGCGCCGAGCTATCGTGCGCCCACAACGCCACCGGGTTCCGATTGAAATCCATCAGGTCCCAACCGGCGGCGTCGATCGTATCGCCCATCCGGTCGACGCTGTTGTCGGAGAAGCAAAAGCGCAGCGTCCGCTCCACCCCTTCCACCGGCACCAGCCCCTCGGTGCTGACACGGTAAACACCGCCCGAGGGCGGCTGCCGCGCCCGCAATTCCTTCCGGAACTTGTCGGCGCTGATCAGCGTGGTCAAATCCTCTACCTTCCCAGAATAAGCAGCCCGCGCCCGTCGCCGTAAATTCCGGACTGCTCCACCATCGAGCGGCCCACCGCCATGATCAGCGCGACGATTGGATCGATGCGTTCAATCGAGCGTTCCTTTTCCGGCTTCTGGTTGCCCGCGGGATCGGTGCGCACGGTCACGTTCGACGCGCACCAGTCGGACACCGGATCGCTGCCATGTTGCAATTCCCGCGCGAGCAGCTTGCGGGTGAACTCCGCCGTCGCCGGGCCCATGCTGAGAAAGCCCTGGCCGAACTCCACCAGGTTCATGCCTTCGTCGCCGAGGTTGCGGACGATCTCGCCCGCGAAGGTGCGATCGAACGCCAGTTCCTCGATATTGTAGATGCCGGCCAGTTCGAGAATCGCCGCCTCGACGAACTTGAAGTCGGTCGTGTTACCCTCGGTCGCGATCAGGTGTCCCTGGTCGCGCCAGACGGTGTAGGGCGCACGATCGCGACGTGACCGTTCCTTCGATGTTGTCCTCCGGGCACCAGTGCCGCCACAGCACCTTCCAGCACTCGCCCGCCTCGACCGGCGGGAACAGCAGCGCCAGCGACGACAGGTCGTTGACGCGCGCCAGATCCAGCCCGCCGAAGCAGCGGCGTCCGCGCAACGAATCGGCGTCGATTGCCTCCGCGCCGGCCGCCCAGACCTCCATATCGATCCAGCGCACAAGCTGCTGGGTCCACTGGTTCAGCCGCAGCCGTCGGATCGCGTTCTGCCGCGACGGCATCTCGCGCGCCAAGGCAATCTCAGCCCGCAAATCCTCGATTTTGAGGACGCTGCCGAGCGACGGGTTGGCCTTTCGCCAGGCCAGCTCATCGCGCCAGTCGTCGCCTTCGTCGACGGTCGCGATGTAGGCAAACCAACGGTCGGCCGTCACGTCCGGGATGACGCCTTCCAGAACCTTGGTCGAGAAATCCCAGTGCTGATAACAGACCGAGGTGCGGCTCACGCCCGCCGTCGTCGTCTCATACATCAGCGGCTGAAGCCGAGCGCCCATGCCGGTGTCGAGCTTCTCGATAATCCCGGCGTCCGGGTGTTCGTGCAGCTCGTCCACCAGCGCGACGAAGACGTTCAGGCCGTCCATCCGCGACGAGTCCGCCGACAGCGGCCGGAACCACGATGCGGTCGACAGCACAGCCAGGTTATTCGTCGTCCGCGTGATCCGCCGGCGTAGGGCAGGGGATCCGGCCCGCATCCGTTCCGCTTCCGAGAACACGATCCGGGCCTGATCCTTGGTAGTCGCGGCCGAGTAGATTTCGGCGCCAGGTTCCCTTTCGTCGATCAATGCCTTGAGGCCGATCCCGGCCTCAATGGTCGATTTTCCGTTCTTCCGTGCGGTCGAAACGAACGCCGTCCGAAACCGCCGGATGTGACCGAACATCCAACCGAAGATGGAGCCGATGACGAACTCTTCCCAATCAAGCAGTTCGAACGGCTGCCCTGCGTGCTGCCCCTTGGTGTGACGCACCACCGCGGGGAAGAAGTCGATCGCGCGCTGTGCGGTTGCCCGGTCCCAGCGCAGGCCACGGGCAGGTCCGTCCACGAGGTCGCGCAGATGCCGCTCGCACGCCAGACGGACCAGACGCCCGGTGACGACCTCGTTGCTGACGACGGCTTCGCGTAGGCTTCGACAGGGTCCTGTGGCGCGGCCTTTCTTGGCGGCCTACGCGCTGCCACGCAGGAAGGCTTCGGCCGGATCGGTCTCGCTGGCCGGATCGTTGGTCTTGATCCGCGACCGCGACGACCCCGAAAGCCCGATCTGCTCGGATAACTGCCGCACCTGATCCAGCGCCTTGTTGGAGGCCGACAGATACGGCGAATACATCGGATACCCGTTGGGCGCCTTCACGATCAGGCCGGTCGTTTCCAGCATCCGCTCGCAGTCGATCCAGCGCGCCCAGGCCATGCAGTAGGCGGCGATGATGGCACGATCCAGTTTTGCAATAAGGCCGACATCCGCCAGCAGCGGAGTCACCCGCTTCCATTCGTCCAGTGCGGCACCCTTCATCATCTCCGGCGGATCGGGGATCACCGCAGGCGGCTTCGCCTCTTTCGGGTTAAGCGGACGACGGCCCGGGTTGCCCGTGATCAGCTTCAGCACAGTCGCCTTGGGTTTAGCCCCCCGCCTCTGCGGCCTCCCGTGCGGCGAGCGCTTCCCCGGCCAGCTCCGCCATCGTCCGAAGGGCGACCGCCGTGTTGTGGATTCCCGAGACGCCCTTGACCGCGACCAGCGTTTTGAAGAACCGGTCGAAGTCGTCGTAGTGGGCAACCATCCGCATCGCCGCCTGAGATTTGCCGATCTTGCCGAGCCAGTCGTTGAAGACGGTGGCGTCGGCGGGCAGGAACGAGATGTGCAGTTCCTCGTAGAACGGCTGTTCGACCCGCAGCACCGAGGTGTCCAGGTCCTCGATCTTGAAGGCGTCGTCGGTCAGGCCGGAATACTCCTTCCAGCCGAAGTCGAGTTCGTCGTAGAGCGACTGCAAGATGTTCGGATCGTCCTGGCCGACGGGTGCGATTCAACGTTGTGTGGAATAAGCTGACGATTTGGCAATCGAGGGAATCGGACCCATGGCGACGGCGAAACTCAGCGACGACGCGCTTTTGGCC